TAGGGTTGCGTTCCTTTCGTCTTTGCCGCTAACGCCGCGCTCGCCATTTCTTTTGACTGGGCGAGCTTCTGGGCGTGGTCTTGTTCTCCGTGCGCCATCTGTTGCTGATGTGCCGACTCTTTTTGTGCCATCTGTTGCTGGGCGGCTTGACCCTTCTGTTGAATCTCTTGCTGACCGGCTTGTGCTTGCTGTTGGGCTTGTGCCTGTTGCGCCTGCGCTTGCTGAGCCTGCTGTTGCTGGACTATCTGCTGAACCTTCGCATACATTTCAGGGAAGTTAAGTTGCATATAAATCGAGGGGTCGGTCTTAAACAAGACTCCGTCTCCTGCGGCATCATCAGGATTGGCGAAATTAAGCGTTTCCAAGAGTGTCTTCGGGCCGATAGCACCTGCTTCGAACAAACTCATCGCTTGATTGCCTTCACTTATCTGGTCTTTCGGTTGCATCGAGTTAGCGGTGATGCCGACGATCAACTGCTGGTCAATGTCTGTCGCCTGAAGTTCAACGTACTGCGTCGCCGCGCCAGTTCCTAAGACTGCCCCGAAGTGAGGTTCATCGTAGAAGACGTGATACAACTGCACTAGCCAATCACACGCTGGCTTGGCTACCGACTGCTCGATGACATCTCCAATACCCCCGCCGATTCTCGAAGTATCTCTCTGTTGGTTCAACGTCATTCCCCTGGCGGTCTCATCGGGCTTTGCGGGCTGGCTAGAGATTCCTTGCGTTCCCCACCGTGAGCGGATGTGGTTCTCTAACAACTCAACCTCGTTGAAAGCAGCCTCAGGGAAGCTAGGAGCGTCTAGTCTGACAACAGCCCCTTGTGCGCCTGCGCCCTTCTCTGATGACGGCACTAACACGCCACCGTGTCCTTTCTTTGTTAATGCATCGTATGCTTGCTTGCCTGTCTCCTGATTGAAGTTATCCTCGCTGAACAGTAAACCGTTGTTCCCCTGACTCACGTTGTTATCAATCTGGTCGGCGCGCTTGGTCAGTCTTCGTTGGTCGGGGATACTCTGCTCAATTAAGCCTGTGAGGTCGTGGGGGCGTTCTTGCAGGGAAAACACCGACAAAAAGATATACGGCTTCTTCGGCAAGGCAAAGTGATTCCGCTTCTGCGGAGGTGTCTGTCCCGTCAGCGGGTCAGGCTCTTGTTGCTCTTCCTCGTAGTTGAAATACTCATTCTTATGCTTATCGAGAACAAGACGCTTAAATGTCGAGAAGCAATAATCATCATTCCACCACTCCGTGTAACACACTCTTGTTCCCATTTTACCGTCCACTTCCAATATAATATCTGCGGTCTTCTTGGGGAATAACTCGGTCAACTTTTCAGCAGTCACGTAAATTCGCTCTCCGAGCCACGAACTAAAATCCCCATAGACATCAACGTATCCTTCGGGGTCGAAGATGAAATCCTGTATCCTACGGTTCTCAATAGCAACGTCCTTGATGTCCTTGTTCCAACCCGGCTTCAAGACTCCTAGATGATTGATTGACCACTGTCGTACCATAACGGCTATCTTCCTGCGTAAATTGAGTTGCTGGACGTGGAACTGGAGCATCGTCTGCACGGTCTGTGCCAGTTTATTGCCTTGCTGGTCGTTCGCCGCGAAAACAAATGGAGATGGATCTTGTGCCGTCGCCGCAGGCAAGAATGTCTCCTCGGACTCGAACTGCAAGTTAGCCGCGACGATCTCGTCATCTCCTGGTACTTCGCCCTGTGCATTCCTGCCTAAATAACTTCGTAAATTCCTTGCCCTAATAGGAATCGCTACTTTCGATTCATAAGGCGCATACTCCTGCTCCCACTGGTTTCTTAGCTTCAGTAACTTCTCATCCGACATAGGGAGGTCAAGGACATCAATCTCCTCGCCTGCTTTACCTTCAACGTCAAGATTCCCCTTTGTACGGAGTTTATTTGTGTCAGAAATTATAAGGTCTGTTACGCCGTCAATGTTCAGCTGAAATGGGTCGCCATCCATATAGCGTAATTATCCCATAGACTCAAGCTATTCGTTTTCGTGTACTAGCGGGCGCATTTGGAGTTAAACCAAACTAGACAAGTTTTGGAGACTCATCTCCTCTCGGAGGCACGCCCTTACGATACTCTCTGATATATCTCTCGCACCCCTTCAACGGATGCTTGTCGTGCCATTCGTGAGAGAGCATACAGCCACAATACCCACAGTGTCCCGCTCTCTGCATTATCTCCTCGGTAGTAAGGCGGATGTCTTTCACTCGTTCCGTTATCGTATATCCGACGAATGTTGGCTTGTGATGGGGTGCTTTGCCTCTCGCCTTATCACGATACTCTTTCTGCTTCCTGCGCTTGTACGCCAGCTTTTCTGCCCTGTTCATTTCGGCCACATGAGTTGTACTCCGCCGTCCGACACGACTTGGGCTTTTCTTATTCCTTCAAAGACATCCTTTGCGCCGAAGACCGTAGCTTTCTCGTGGTTGAAGTGTTGCATGCCGATATCGCTATAAAGCAGTGCGTGAGCGAAGTGGTCTGGGCCGTTTCTCTTCCAAACGTACTCAGTCCCTAATAGGGAACGGTCATCTTTGCCAGGCTTCGCATCCGTCGTAATCTCTTCACGATACAAGAACCCAAAATGTGAAGCGAACTCCGCCCATTCCTCCTTCGTGCCGTTCAGCCTATAGCGTCCGATGTCTCTCATTTGCTCGACCATAATGGTCATCTGCCTATTTCGGTCCACTCTCACCGTGCCGAACTCATCAGCTGTTCCCCACTCAACGTAGTCGTTGCTCTTTCGGTCTTTGCGATAGAACACTAAGAATACTCTGCCGGGGTACTTCGCTTGTAGCTTTCTGACGCCGATCAAATCACCACCTTGGTCAAACACCGCCACCGACTTATCAAACGTCTTTAGGAAACCCGCTATCTTGTCATAGGGGTCTTTACTAGCCGTGATTTCGGTCTCATGACCATACAAGAACACCCCTTGCTTATTTCTTAGGACGTAATGAATCCCATGTCCCGTGTCACACCCGATGATAACTCGGTCATCCTTTGCGTAGTAATCATTTACCTCATCCACGCAGTTCATCAGGACGGTTTTCGGCTCTATTCTGTCCTCACTCCCGATGTACGGTAAACCTAAGACGTAGTTGTAGAAGTATTGCTTGTCTTTTTGCGGGTCGTTGAACGCTTTGATGATGTCTTTCGCGCTCTTGTTGTAGAGCATGAGTTGGGAGATATGGTAGCCGCTAAAATCTCCTTGAGAAGTCGCGACCCACTTTCCATTGATTCGGCTTGAATCAGAAACTTCGGCATTACAGTGCTGACACCGATACATGGCTCTTTCAATATCCACACTCGCAGGCCATTCAAGGACTTGTTCTTCTTTACATTCATCGCATTTGATAAACCATTCTTTTTTGTCCGATTGTTGCCAGTACACGTCGACACCGTGTCCGGCGAGGCTAGGGTGGCTAAAGTACCATCTCCAGCCCCCATCCTCTTGCGCTTGTAGTCTGTTTTCATATTGCGTGATAACTTCCATATTGCTCGCATCGACCTCGTCGTGAATGTTCAGACCCGACGGAATCATCATAGCTTGCTTTGCCGTGAATGTTCCGCGATAGAATATGATTGAGTCCCCTATGCTCTTCTGCTCAACGGTGTCATGGTCTTTTACCCAGTCCATGAGAATAGGATTCTGCGCAATGATACGATTGAATGAACCACCGACCATATCTTGAACGTCCGAGATGGTGGGGAGAGTGTAGATTATTTGTCTCCGTAGCTTCTTTGCCACCCAGAAGCTCTTAAGCGCGTTCATAACCGTAGCCCCGATCTGCGGCGGCTTCAGGAGAACTTGTAAAGGACTTAAGTCGTTATAAATATCAAACAGAAACTTTCGCTTTTGAAACTCTATTGGGAAACCAACTTCATTCTTTATTTGACGCTTCAACGCCCACAATGCCGGACTCAACTCCATCGCCTGACTTATCTGTTCCTCGGTATAAGGCATTTAACTTCTCATTCAGTTCCTTGATTATTTGTGGCGCATCGACCTCTACGTTCACGCTTAGATTCTTTGTCGGTGCATAAGTACCATGAGCCTTAAACACTTGATCGGCTGCCATTAATCTTGAACTCGCTACTACCGCTTTATCATAAAGAATCTCCGATACAACCTGCTTTGCTCCTTCCTCACTAAACCCTAGATTGGTAAGCTCTTCTTTTGTGCCTTTTGCCTCTAAAATTATCTTTGCGTTCGACTCTGCGGTACTTTCCCTATATCCAACAGAAACCAATAATTCCTTTTTTTCTTTTGGGCGCGGCGAATCAACGTCTTCCACTATCGCTTTAGCCAGTTTTTTTTGTAATCTTGTCGCCATTTCCCCATATTATAGGGCTATTTTACGCGCTCGTCAAATGCTCCTCTAACGCGTCTTGAGGCTTTACTGCCCTCGTTACCAACATCTTGCCATTTCGTTGCCCAAACGCCTTCCAATTACCGTCTGCCATCTGCATTACTGAAATTACCTTTGGATTCTTTACTGGATTAAACTCTGCATCGCTATAGCTTATAAAGTCTTTTCCTCCTTGTTCTTCCGCCCTTTTTATTTCTTCTGCGGGCGTTAGGTTCTCTGGGTTAAGATTGTCCATTGGTGAGATATATTTGTTTCCTTTGCCCGCAATCGCCGCAAAACAAAACTCCGTATTGCCCCCTTTGGTCTTCTCCGAGCTTCCAAATCAACCATTGATGGATATGCGCTTGAGTCGGGGGAACTTGCTCAACTGAATTTAGCTTCTTTTCTTTCTTGAACCAATTAAACATTGTGTTCTTCAATAGCCTTCATTACGACCTTTTTGCATCTTCCGCAGATTTCTTTCTGTCCCGTGATGACTTGATTGATCGCTTTGACATATATCTTTTGTTTTTTTATCTGCCAGCGGAATCTCAATCGGTGGCAGTTTTCACATCGGCGGAATAATATCATTGAGGTGTTTGCATGGCGTTTTTAATTGCTTCGTCTATGGAGTTTTCATTGCGGGGCAACAAAACCACCGTCCCGCAAGTGAGAATGCCGGAAGCGACACCAATTGCGTTTCTAACTGCCTCCATCACCACATCAAAACTGTCCACAATTCCCGCATCGAACATATTTACTTTTTTCTTAGTTTTAGAATCATACCCCTCCGCTTTTTCTGGGTGGAAATTCCATTTATCTTCAGCATCCATAATTCCTGCGTTTAATAATATCTGTCCAAATGGTCTCATTAAAGCTACTTGGAGTATCTGTTCTCCAATAGTTAGATTATCT